TGCAGTGTTGTGCACACGTTGCACTTTGATGGTGACCACCTCTACACCTGGACTAAGTCTTTGCCCTCAGGGCACCCCCTGACAACCCTGATCAACTCGGTCATTAACTTGACTTACATTGTTCTGTCCTACACAGAAGCGGGTAACCCAATCTCCGACTTCTGGGCCAACATGCGCCCCTTGGTGTACGGTGATGACAACCTGATCGGGGTTGGGCCAGATGTGGTGGGCTTTGACCAGTGCACGCTACCTGGGTTGATGAGTAAGTGGGGACAGAAGTACACAGACGAGAACAAGGGTGACTCAGACGCAACTCCCCCTTTCCGGGATATCACTGAGGTCACCTTTTTGAAGAGAGGCTTCCGACATGAGCCGAGCGAGAACCATGGTGAATGGGTTCCAGCTCTGGCTTGGGAGACGATCGTTGAGATGGGTAACTGGATCAAGGAGCGCAATCCAGACCCAGAGCCTTGGGCCGTATCCACCTCTCTGGTTAATGCATTTGAGGAGGCAGCTTTGCATGGTGAGGAGAAATTCAGTTCTTTTGCTGAGCAGACCCGCCAGGCTTATTCCAGCGCCTATTCTATGCCGATTCCAGATTCCCGGTCCTACAGGAGCTGGTGGACCCACTTCGAGAAGACAATGCAGCGCGAAGACCTCTTTGATTTTGAGGCCGGCTCGGATGTGGGCCGAGTGCAGTTCGGTTCCGAGAAAATTCCAGGAGCACCTTCTCTGGATTCCGACCTGGCTGACCCTATTTAGGGCTTTTAGGGTGCCATGCCCACCCCCTCAGTCAGGGGTGTGGTTTATCACTGACTGGCCACAACTACTTCTTCGACGGCCTCCGCATTGGCTGTTACTCTAGATGAGAAATGCGAGATCCCTGTCCTGAACCCCGTTCCCGCAGCCAACGTGCAGGAGATTGTCACTTTTGTTGACGAGGCTTGCGTGCAAAAGAGTGCTCGCCCAGACACCACACGCTTCACTGAGTCCAGCATAGTTGACAATGACATTAAGTCAATCCTAGCTCGCCCTTACAAAATCACCACTGGGGTTTTGGCTAATAACACTGCTACAATGTATACAGCTGATTTAAATCGTGGCTTCTTTTCAGCGCAGGCAGCTTCGCGCTTGAGCGGTGTGTATGGTATTAGGGCGAAAATGGTGTTTAAGGTGCAAGTTGTTGCAACGCCATTTGATCAGGGTAGGCTTAAGTTGTGCTTCCAGCCACTCACCTTCGCTGGGGATACAAGTACCTACTCAGCATTCCGACTCTCTAACGCCATTCAGCTACCAGGCGTGGAGCTTGACCTTAATACCCAGACTGAGGCTGTATTTTCCATCCCTTGGGTTTATCCCAAAGATTTCCTGGTTCTGAATTCCTACAATGGGCAAGCTGACAACATGCCCTTAGGCAGGATTGGTTTGGTTCCAATAATCCCATGGTCATCAGGGAGCGGTACGGCACCTAGGTACACCGTGTGGTTTTGGCTTGAGGATGTGGAGTTCTATGGCACAACTGGCACTCCCGCCATTGTTGCAGACCCGGTGTCTGGCCTACTTGAAGCTGCTGCTGGCATTGCCGCTTACCATGAGGCGTGCAAGGAGCACCCGGAGGTTCGCATTTCCACTATCAGCAAGAAGCTTCTGGGCTGGACGGCCATGGTGGGTGCTAAGTTTCCGAAACTCAGGAGTGCCTTTCAACCAGCCGAGTGGGTCATTGAGAAAGTGGGCAACACTGCTGCTTCTTGGGGCTTCTCTCGTCCTTTGGCCACAAAGCCTCCGAGGCGTGTGGTTGCCACTAGCGCCACTCCTTTTGGCCACATGGACACACCAGACTATGGCTATACTCTCTCTGCCTCCGCTAAGAATGAGAAGCCTGGTGTGACATTTGGGTGTGACATGGATGAAATGGCGATTCAGTACCTCGGTGCTAGCTGGGGGCTGACTGGCATCACCACCTTTTCTCCGGCGGACGGTCAGGGCGCGCTACTCTTTCACGCCGTCAACACTCCAGGGGCCATGTTTTTCAATCTCGGGGCTGTTAATAAGAAAAAAGCTGTTCGCAGTCTCCAGGTTCAGGCTGCCGGCACTCCTATCGTTTCCGCCCATCCAGCGCCGGCAGCTTTTGTTGCTAACGTGTTTCAGTATTGGCGTGGAAGAGTGCAGTACAGGTTGCAGTTTGGGAAGACGGCTTTTCACGCTGGACGTATTAGGGTCACTGTGGTTCCAAACGAAGTCATTGCTGGCAACACCGGCGCAGTTAACACCTGCCTTGTCGGCACTACGTTGAACGGTACTAACTACAGTGCTGTCAGCTATGTTGTGGACATTAAAGGTCAGAATGACTTTGAGTTTGAGGTTCCTTGGGATTACCAGGTCCCCTGGAAGAACCCAGTTGACATGGCTCACTCTGTGATGTACATTCAGGTTGAGGAACCATTAGTGGCACCAGCCACGTGTGCACAGTCCATCACAATCAATGTGCTGGTGCGTGTCCTGGACATGGAGGTTGCATTGCCCATCGCTCCTCGGTGGCAGCCTTACCCCCCGTCTCTAGTTGCTGCTGATGTGTCGGGTGACATTGATGAGGTGGATTCACCCGCGCCACCTGAGCCCCTAAGGACTCCCATCACCTTGCACTATGTGTCAGGTGATGCTAGCTCTACTATGGGGGAGCAGATCAATTCAATCAAGCAACTTGTCCAGATTCAAACACTGACACATGCTACCCAGCACACTGTGCGCTCCAATGTGGCTATCACCATGCCACCTGAGGATTGGCGCCCAATAGGCACAACCACTGCTGTGATCTCACCTGCTTACAATAGGTACCTAGATTACTTTGCTTCTGCCTACAGGGCTTACACCGGAGGCCAATCCTTCACCATTCTAACTAGGCCATCAACACCGGTGGTGGTCTATCGCGGCAACACCAACAGGCCTGAGGACTGGTCTAACCTCTCCACCTTCTCCAGCAGCATGGCTACCATTGCAAGCGGGGAGACTGAGGTCCGCTTCAAGCTTCCATTCCAGGAGGTGACCCCTGTGGTGCCTTTGTCTGCAGGCATTTACAA